ATTCCCTTTTTTATAATAACACTTATCTATTTTTTTAACATTGAAAATAAAACAAATTTAGAATATTTAATAATACTTTTTTTAACAATAGCTCTTATATTCGATGTGGTTTTTACCTACATATTCATGACATCAAAACAATAAATTTATGGAGAATAGGGGAATTGAACCCCTGACCTCATACATGCTAAGCATGCGCTCTACCAACTGAGCTAATTCCCCTTTAATTATCTATTGTATTAGTATTTAAATTGTTTATTTATAATTTATTTATAATTTATTTATAATTTAATTATTATTATTATATTCTTTATCACGAGCTAACTCGCGCGAAGGTAATCCACCGCGAATCCATCCTTCGGCAGCATTTCCTTCAATTAAATTCGCAGGGTTGCAAATAGTGGATTTAATCGTAGGAAGCATAGGTGTTTGAGAGTATTGCAAATAACTCACTTCGCTGCTAGGATTAACGCTTTTCTTATTGTTAGCAAAATCACCTTGTTGAATTTGCGATTCTAAAACAGGGTCGCATTTACCACGCCCCAAATAAGGAACAGTGCCGTAAGGACGTTCTGCTAAACTGATTCTACATTTAGGTCTAGAGAGAGAGCTTATCAATAATTGAGAATTCTCTTGAATATTAGAACCACCAACACTTGTATGAAAACTACCAGTAAAGTTGATATTGGGTTGACTTGTAGCAAAATCAACAACATTACTCATGGGGCAAGAAGGACGAAAAGTATCCAACATATAAGTGGCATATTCAGAATTTTGTAACGTGCGCTGGCTTAAATCGGTTTTATCATCACCTAATCTTGTTGATTGATTGAAATTATAATCATGAACGGAAGCCATTTATTATTATATAATATGATTAAATATAAAAAAATAATATTATAACAAATGTAAAAATCAATTATTAGTTATTTGTCCATCTGTATGGCATATTTTTCGTACAAGCCAATTCGTTGTTTTCTTCGTCACGGCAAGCAATCATATCACCATAACAATATTCTGCAAAAGATTGTTGATCGTTTGGTATAGTCGTGTTTGGTGTTGGATGCCATGCTCTCATGGATTGGTCAAAACTAAAATTATCTCCTAAATCATTAAATAATCTTTCATCTATATTTGGATCATTAAATTCCTTGGAAATAAAGTCTTTTGTTTTTTTATTCATATCAGATTCAATTACCGGCGCAAATGCAGGTGCGGCTTCTTGTCGATTAGGGTTTTCATTTATTTCAGGTAATAATACATTCATTGCCGGATTAGTTAATGTTGGTTCTGTAAAATTTGCCTTTAATATATCATTTAATTTATTTGATGTAAAACCTTCTTTTTTTGTCGCCCTTTTATTTTTTAATGTGTAGAGTAGAATAATTGCCCCTAAAGTGAGAATGCCTGATAATAATATTTTGGTTTTCTTCATTGAGAGATAGCCAACAATTGTCAATATAATAACAAGTCGAGATATAGCATTTAATTTGTCTTCAAACGTCATGTCATTGGATGGCCATATATTGTGTATTTCATCAGATCTAAATAATATGTTAGGATTATATAACCAAAACTGAGATATCATTTATATATATAATCACAAATATTTTATGGTATTAAAAAAAAATGACATTGTTAAAAATATGGTATTATTTTTATTATATATATTTATTTCTTATTCTTCTTCTTCTTCTTCTTTGCTGAACCGGTTGCCGACTGTTCACGAGTGCTTCTTTCTACCTCTTCGCCTTTTGAAAATACTAAATTTTCTATATTATCCAATGCTGCCTTGGCCGCATTTGAAGCCGCTTGCGATGTAGATTGTGATTGGGCTTGTGCGCGAGCTTGCTGTGTTGCTAATTCTTGTGCTGCCTTTCTTTCGTGCATTCTTTTCAATATGCCTTCATTATTTTTTGCCTTCTGTAGTTTTTGAGCTAAATTAGTTTGCATTGCATTAAGATTTACTTTACCAGACCCCTTCGTACTACCGCCAGTATTCATTCCCATCTTATTCAACATACTTTGGATGTCGCCCATGCCTGGCATATCCTTCATCTTTTTCATCATTTCACTCGCTTCTTCTAATAGTTCACTTTCTTTTACATCGCCAGATTTCATTTTTTCATCTAACTTTGAACCTACATTTTTTACTAACCCCATTAATTTTGTAGGATTACTCATAAGACGCTTAAATACATCATTAATTGAACTCGCATTATCCATATTAATATCTAAGTCAGCCGCCGTTTCTTCCGCAATTTCTTTTGCTAATTTACCTAATTTTCCATTCATCATACCGGAAACATGGTCGTGAATGTCTTTCGGGTTAGGTAAATCATCTACATTAATATTAGGTGTTTTTTTATCACCCTTGGCAGCATCACCACTAGCAGCATCACCCTTGCTCTCTTCTGTATCTGTATCTTTATCATTTGTGAATAGTGATTGCATTTGTAGAATTGTTTCTTCTAATTTGTTTTTAAATTCATCTTCATTAATCGCTTCGAATAATTTCGCCGTATCACCAAATGTATTTCCGTCAGAAATATTTGATACTATTGTAAAAAGCACCAGCTGTAGATATTTCCAGATTGTTTCACGCGTTTTATCTGTAATATTTTCATTCCATAATTTGGAAAAATTAATACCAGGTAAAAATTCAATGTCTTCTTCGTCAAATATTTCATCCTTTTGATAAAGAATATCAAAGAATCGAACAGGATAAAATGTTTTACAATAAATAAAAACGTATGCTAATGATTTTTCAAGATTATCCTTATCAGTTTCAAAAACCAAGTTTTCTAATTCTTTATGTAAGGTGTCTCTTTGTTCTGGGAAAGATACTAGAATATCTTTCGTCATATCAACAATAATCTTTTTAAACTCTTCAGGAATTTTCATTTCTTGCTTTGTTGGTTCTTCCATAGTTATATTTGATTTAAATGAAATATATTTAAATCAAACTACAATATTATTAATAATTTATTATTTACTATTATTTATTTTTTTAGATTTTGAAGAAATATTATACATATCCGATAATTTTTTCAAATTCTTCATATATTGTATGACTTTGGCTTTTTCATCCAAATTCATATTTTCAATCGGTTTTCTCAATACATCAATCTTATCTAATATCCAAACATCATCATTTTCTTTATAACCATGTTTTTTACGATAATCATTTGTTATAAAAAACCCTATATCTCCATTTTCAATTTCATCACTATAAAAAGAAACAATATGTTCATTAAACATTTTAATAACTGTTCTCGGCATTATCATCAACGTTTTACTAATAGTTTTTTTTGTTGATGTAATATCTTTATCATCAGGAAAAACACATTCAATATCATTTATAAATTCCATAAATTGTTTATTGAATGTATCTACTATTTGTGATTTGTTCATTAAATAATATATTTATCAAATATATTTTTAAATGTATTTTTAAATGTATTCTTATACAATAATATTCATTCATTATCGCATGTCTGTGTTTCTTTTTTGTTGTAATTGTTCTAAAGATACTTCTCCAATTTTATCTGGCGCATAATCATCGGGTGGAGTGTCAATATTTACATGTTGGTCTAATCCGGCATAATGATGCTGTTGTCGCATACCACCATCGCCTTTTGCCGCCAATGATGCAGAATCTTGATCTAAAAAACTAAAATTATCAGAAGTAACACCAAAACCACAATTATTTAATGAAAATGCTAAAGGTTCGCCATTATTTTTTACAACAGGATTTGTTTGAACTACGTTGTTTGATTCTATGTGATTATTAATATCTTTTCCAAAAAGAACTTGATGACCTTTATTCAAAAGTAAAAGAGCCGGAACTTTATTTATAGTTGGAGGGAGTAATATATCTTGGCCGTTTTCTAAAACAACATAAGTTGCTCCATTTGATTTCTTTTTACGATTATCAATATTAATAAAATGCATTTCCTTTTTAGAATTCGATGTTGATATTATTTGCAATAATTTACTACAATTGTCACAATAATTACTATAGTATAAAATAGAACTCATTATATAAAAAATATTATTTTATTGCTTTCAAATTAAACTAATTAAATTAATTAAATTAATAAAGTAATAATAATGTAATAATATAAAAAATTGATTTAACAATAAATAATCATGATATAGTATACATAACAGAAGCATGAATCCCGTTGTTTCTAAAATTTCAGAAGAACATGGCGTTTTATCATTTTCCTTAAATGGTGTTAATGTCAGTATTGCTAATGGATTAAGACGTGTTTCATCCGAAATTCAAAGTGTTGTTATTGTTACTACGCCTCATGAAGACAATATGGCTTCGTTTGAAGTAAATACAACACGTATGAACAATGAATTACTCAAACAGCGACTTAGCTGCATTCCAATTTATAGTGATACAAAATTTAATAGAGATGATTATACTTTAGTTGTAGACAAGCAAAATAAATCAAACAATGTGGAATATGTTACTACAAAGGATTTTATGGTCGTAAATAATAGTACAAATGAACCTGATAAAATGCTGGCTTCTAAAATGTTTCCACCAAATCATATTACTGGGGATTATCCTGAATTGTCAAGATTACTTCCTAGAGTCTCTGAAAATATTGAAGGAGAACGATTAGCAATTAAGGCTAAATTTTCACTTGGTTCATCAAAGCAAAATAGTTCATTCAATGTAACATCTACATTTGTCTATTCAAATACTCCAGACCCTATTAAACAAAAACAAGTGTGGAATGAAAAGAAAACTGAACTATCAAAAACACATAGTGCCGAGGAATTGGCTTTTGCTGAAAAAGATTGGAATTTATTAGATGCTAAACGATATTTTATACCTGATTCATTTGATTATATGATTGAAACAGTTGGCCCATTTACAAATATGGAAATTGTTTCCAAATCAGTTGCATTAATGATTGAGAAATTAGAGAAATTAAAAGATACGATTCAAAGCGATGATAGTATTATTACCTTGTCTGAAACAACGATTCCGAATAGTTTTGATATTTTATTAAAAGGTGAAGATTATACGCTTGGAAAGGTTATTGAATATGTGTTGTATGAAACACATTATGACAAAACATTGACTTATTGTGGCTTTCGTAAACCTCATCCACATATTGATGAATCGCTTATTCGCTTAGGGTTTAAAAATCCTACAGACAAGGTGAATGTTATTACCTATATTGTCAATGCTGCGAATGATTCTATTACTCTTTATAATAAAATTGGAAAAGTGTTTGAAGTCACTGAATAGATTAGATTACCATATATAATAATAATTTAATTCACTTTTTTATTTTTTTATA